CCTGATTTGCCCCGCGCCAGTGCCGCCAGTAATGCGGACCTGAGAGTTGATCCATTGGCTCGCCGTCCAGGTCTTGCCGGTCTGCGTGAGCGTTGTGCCGGTGGCAGAGGTCGCCGTGCCGGTGGCGAACTGCTTGAACGCGCCATTGATCATCGACGGGGTGGCGACCAGCCTGCCGTCAGTGCCGATAGACGCCGGGAGGCCGGTCTGCGAAAGGGTCGTCCAAGTGTTCGTCGCGTAGTCGTAGACGCGGAACGAAGCCGCCGCGAGGGTGCCTGCGCCGACGACATAGAACCGGGGCGTGAGCAGCCGGTAGACGGTCGAGGCCGAGAACGCAGAAGCCTGCGTGGCGACCGTAATCACGGCATTCGCGCCAATGGTGTTGGACACGATGTCGAGCGCCAAGCCGTTGTTCGGGCCGGCCATGATGAGGATTTTGTAGCCCCGAAGGTCGCGGGCGAGCGTCTGGTTGGTCGTGATGGTCGAGGTCGTTCCAGCGGTCGCGGTCAGCGAGGCAGCGCCAACGGTCGAGCCAGTAGACCATGCGCCCGCCGTGCCGCTCGCACCTGCCCCGAAGGTTCCAGCGAGGCCGGGCGACGGGAGCGTGACCCAGCCATCTTCCGAAGGGTTATACATGTAGGCTTCGGTGTTGGCCCTCACATACATCTGTTGCTGGCGGAAGTGCCGCGAGGACACCACGAACGCAGCCGCCTGCGTCGCGTTCGGTGCCGGGGCGCAAAACTCCCACTTCTTGAGGTCCAGGATCGGGCGATTGCCGTTGGTCGTTGCCATGTCAGGTCACCGAAATGTTGCGGCGGAGGCCATCCACCTGAAGGTGCATGAGCGCCGGGATTTCGTCGTTGGCCGCGAAGCCGCCGATCTGGGACTGGTTGGTCAGCGTCGTGATGTTCCACGTGCCGCCCTGGTTGGCGGTCACGGTGCCGCTTGCGGTCACGTTGAGGTTCGCCGCCGTTGCCTGCCTTGCCTCAAAGATCGGCTGGCCCTGAAGGTTCGGCAGCGCGTAACCGAGGGTCTTGGTCAGCGAATTGATCGCCATTCGCATGGCCTCAACGGCCTCGATCAGTTCGCCGTAAGCCGCCATCGGCATGGGGTTGGCTTCGGAAACGTCCGTTGCGGTCTTGGCGTCGTCTGCCCCGGCGAAGGTGACCAGGCCGACGGCCTGCGCCAGCGCGGCCTCACCTGAATAGGTGACGTCCCGCGCGGCGACCTTTGAGCCCGCCCCTGGTGTGTAGCCGACGTTGTCAGCCATCAGCCGTTACCGTCGGTCACGGTAAAGGCGGTGACGCTCACCGTCTGGCCGGTGGCGATGGAGGTGTTGTTGAGGTTCAGGTCAGCGCCGGCCGTCGAAACGTCGCCGTCCATGATCGCCGTGGTGCCGTTGGACTGGAACAGGCGGAACCAGGAGGCCATGCCCGTCGCCGCCGCCGTGCCGTTGCTGATCGCATTGGCTGTCAGGACGCCGCCCGACGCCGCCGCGGCAAAGGCTGTTGCATTGCAGGTCAGCGCCACCAGCAGGGTCTGGGAGGTGATCGCCGTGCCGACGTTGGCCGGCCGCGTGCCGTTGTAGATCCGCAGCAGGGCCGAGGCGCCGGTCTGCGATGTGACCGTGTCCATCTTGGCATTGCGAACCGCCGTCGCGTACTTGATAGCCATGTGGGTGCCTCAGAAGTCGGCATAGATGCTGTAGCGGCGCTGCAAGGCGCGCTGGGGAAACTCGGTGCGAAGGACGCCGACGACGGGCCTGTCAGCCACGCGGATGGCCTCGATAGCTTCGTCGAACAGGGTCTTGAACGTGACCAGGGCCTCGTTGTCCCGCAGGAAGGGGCCAGCCGACATGAGAGAGCCGTAGAGGTAGACGTCAGGGGCGTCCGACAGGAGCCAGTTGGTCGGAGCCGCGTCCGACAGCGCCGGGACCTTCCGCACATAGGCCAGCGTTCCGACGTAGGACTGGCTGGGCGCGGGCCAGATTTGGAACTGGTCGACGATGATGGTCACGAACTGCGGGGTGCTCGAAGCGCTGCTCTCCGTCAGCGCCTCGCTGATCTGCTCCGGGGTTGCGAGCATCAGCTCAAAGGCGTTGCCAGTCGCATCGGCGATCCGGAAGGACTTGAACTCAAGGAAGTCGCCGGGCAGGGCGAAGAAAGGCGTATCGACGTTCGCCGTCGCGATGACCTGCTGCTCACGAGCGCGAAGGTCACGGTTGATGCGGGTTTCGGCCAGCGTGATGAAGTCGGGAATGCGGGCGGTCAGGTCCGAACGGTTCAGCCAGTCGGCGACCGCAGACTGAAGCTCTGAGTAGGTCGTGATAGCCATGGAGCCCCCGCGAAAAAGGGGAGAGGCGCAAGGCCCCTCCCCCACTCTCCGCTATCAGCGGTTGTGCAGACGCGCGGCCAGCTGAGGCCGGATCGTCCTGAAGCCGTAGAGAACATCGAGACGGCAGGGGAACCTGTCGTTGTTGATGTCGTACTGGCGGACAATCCGCATCGAGATGCCGTCGAACACCTCACGCGCCGAGAAGTCGACGCCATTGGGCATCACAAGGTCGGCGGTCGCAAAAGCGAAGGCGTCTTTGTGATAGACCAGAGAGGTTCCGACAGCCGTCGAGGCCGTGCCGGCGAAGGTGATGGCAGCCGTCGCCGAGGTGGTCGGAATGACCACGTTCTGACGGGGGCCAGCCAGCACAATGGCCGGGCTGATCGACACCGAGCCCGCACCGCCGGCATAAGCCGCAGTCACAACGAACTGCTGAAGAACGCCGGTGGAGACGCGGGTTTCCGGGTGGACGCGGAAGACGTTGCCGATGGTGAAGACGTCGCCGACGTTCATTGGGCCAGTGCCGGTCGCCACGGTGATCGAGGACACCGGAGTGGCCGAAACCGGCAGGACGCCCACGAGGGTGGAGGTCGTGTAAGCGCCCGAGGCCGCGCCGCGCGTGTGAGCCGACCACATGGTGTTTTCCATGAAGTCGAAGCCCGCCGTGCGGCCCATGTAGCCTTCGCGGTACTGCTTGGACAGGTTCGTCGTGTCGTTGAAGAGACCCGAAAGCGCCTGCACCAGTTCGGCGTTGTCCGTGGTGTTCAGGTTGGCCGAACGGTCGCCGTTGGGGGCGAGAGAGTCGGACAGGAGCTTGCGCCCCTGCAGCACCTGAGCCAGCGTGATGGCCGAACCGCCGTTCCAGATGGACTGCGAAACGTCCCGGTACATCGACATGGCGTTCGCTTCGATGGAAGCGGCCAGCTGGTTCATGGCGGGATCGATCACGCGCTTGGAGAAGTCGTCCATCGACATGGTGAGTTCGTTGGACGTGAACTCCAGGTCAACGCCCTGCTGGGTGTTGACGGTCAGCGTGACCTGGCTTTCCAGCGTGTCCGCTGAACCCACGGCGGTCATGGTGGGGCCGTTCCGCACAAGGTACTGGTTCGGCAGGCGGATCCGCAGATCGTTGCCGATCTTGGCCCCGGATTTGGCGAAGCTGTCGTCGTACTGACGATTGATCGAGCCGACAAAGTTCAGCTTCTGGTGGAGGATGCGAAGCGACTCGCGCGTGATCGCCGACGCTGTAAGCAGCGTATTAGGCATGGTGGTGGTCCTTCATGGGGAAAGGCGCGTCGTCTCGACGGGCCTGTGTTGTGGGGTTAGCGCGCGGCGGCTTTCGCCAGCTGCGCGTTGCGACGGCGCACCCACTCGTCCATCGGCAGGCTGTCATCGAGGCCGGGCTTGTACCCGCCTGCCCGCTGGCCCACGGCCTTGGCGGGGGTGACTGCTGCCTGCTTGGCCGCTTGCTGCGCCTTGGTGGTCTGGGCCTTCAGTTTCGCCAGCTCCGTCTCGGCCTTGTGCAGACGTGCCAAGACCTTGAAGGTCCGAGGGTCTGCCGTGCCGTCCGGGTTGACCACACTGTCCCGAAGCTCCTGCGGGGTGATGCCGAAGTTTTCGGCAGCGTATCCCGCAAGCGTCGTGACCAGTTCCGAAGACCAGCCTTCGATCTCGCGCGAGAGGACTTTCTCGGCTTCAGCGATAGCGTTGGCGGTAGACCGCTCGCTGATCTGCTGCACTTCCGTCTCGGTCTTCGCTATGGCGCCTTCCAGTTCGGCTTTCGCGTCCCTGTATTGCTGCCAGGAGGCCATGGCCGAGGCCGTGGCGTCCGCACCGTAGTTGGCCGAGTAGGCCTGCCAGTCGGTGTTCTGGAACTGCTGGAGCTGCTGCTCCACAGTCCGAAGGTTCACCCGATGCTCCAGGGTCGCCTGCTGGAGTTCGGCCTGCTGGGTCAGCGACGTGACGCGCTGCTCGACAGTCCGCCTCTGGTCGGCGAGTTCCTGGGTCTTCCGGGTGTAGTCCGCCTGCCGCAGCAGAGCGTCCTTCAGCACCTTCGGGACGCGGTATTTCGCGCCCTCGTAGTCAACGTCCTCGGCGTCGTCCTCCGGTTGGCCGTCTTCGGCTCCCTCGGTTTCTGCTTGGGTGTCGTCGTCGCTGTAGGACTCAGCGTCGACTTCCGGAGCGTCGAGGATGGCATCATCCTCAACGTCGACCGGATTGGTCGCGTCTTCTGTCATGGGGTAGGGGTCCATCTAAGGGAAAGGCGCGCCTCACGGCGGGCCGGGCTCTGTCAGGTGGCCGTGTAAAGGCCAACCGGCAGTCTGGTTTCGCGGGTCTCCGCGCTGATCCTCTTGGTCTCAGCTTCGTAGGCCGCGATGTCGAGTTTCCGGGCCTCAAGGCTCTTGTCGGCCTCAAGGGACTGGTACTTGGCCTGCATCTCCTGCAAGGCGCTCTGATACTGCTGGACCACCTGCATGGCCTGCGGGTCGGGACCGGCGTCTTCGCCGTCCTCGCCTAACCCTGCGGCCTTGCGCATCCGCTCAGCGATCTCATCCGCGCCCGGCCAGTCCAGGTTCTTCACCAACAGGTCGCCGATCACCGGAGCCGCCTGCGGATAGGCGCGGATGAGTTCGATCATCTGGCTCGCCGCTTCCTGTCGCAGCGAAGCGAAGGACGGGCCGGCCGAAACGGTGAGGTCGTAGCGGCCGGCGGTCAGGTCGTAGATCCGCGTGATCTCGCGGACTTCCTCGGTCAGCGGATCGCGCTCCTGCTCCTGCACCGGCTGGTTGACGGCCTTCATCTCGCTTTCGCCGTCTTCACCCAGGACGCGGATCACGCGAGGGACGGAGTAGACCTGCGGAATGAGGTCGATCAGCACCCGGCCGGCATGGCGAATGGCCCGCGAGAGGTTGTCGATGAAGTGGAACGTCGCGTTGTCCGCCTCCATCTGCCGGGCGACGATAGCCTTGCCGCTCGTTTCGTTCGACCGCGCGCCCATGCTGGCGTCAAACATCCCGATCACGGACTTGATGTCGTCAGAGGCGTTCAGGGCCTCCTGCAGCGCACCCGCCGGCACACCCGAGAACGGCTGGCGCTGGGGAGCCTCGGGGCCGTCGAACTCGATGAACGCATGGCTCTGGACGTTGGCCGTCGCCCACTTGGCCTGGTCGGTGTCGAAGGCGCCCTTGCGGCCGATGAAGGGGGCCTTGGGCGCCAGGGCCACCAGCTCCGTCGATGTCGTCCGCCAGTAGTTGAACATGCGCTGGGCGTCCTTCGCCCCACGGATCAGGCTGCGGAAGTGCCGCTTGCCCTTAAAGTTCACCTCGGCGCCATAGACCGGGATGATCGGGATATACTTGCCCGCCCAGTCCACCGTCTCCAGCACTTCCGCGCCGCTCATCACGTACTGACGCACCCGGTGACTATCAACGTCCCGCGAGCCCTGCACCTGAACGCCAATCGCGTCAAAGGCGGGCTTGTTGGCCTTGTAGTCCGCCTCTTCAACCACCATGCCGTCAGACAGGAGGAGGATGGTCCGCTTGACCTTTTCACGGAGCCAGTATTCCGCCACCTGAACGAACTCGCCGTCACGCCACGGCGCACCGACACCGCGCCAGGCCTCGCCTTCCCAATCCACCTCTTCCGCGCCGGGATAGGCCTTCTTGAAGGCCGCCTTCGTCATGGTGTCGGTGACGTAGCAGTAGTTCCAGTCAGAGCTGTCCGCCGCCGTCGAGTAGCAATCCGGATACACCGCCAGAGGGTTCGGGACGCGCTCAATCACCACATCTTGGTCGAAGGTGTCGTCGGAGGTATAGCGCGTGTTGATGCGGAAAAAGCCGAAGCCGCCGAACACCGCGTGCTCCAGAGCCGTGTCGTAGGCCACTTCCGCGTTTGACGACTGCTCAATGTTGCG